CACCGGTCGCGCCGGTCGTCGTCGTCGTCACGAAGAGCGACGCTTCCAGGTTTCGCGCCAGCTCCTTCGTCGCCTTCTGAACCTCGTAGGCGTACGCGTCCTTGAAGCCCGCGGGATTCACAGCCCGCTGGGTCTCCGAGACCGCGATGTCCTTGCGGAAGATCTGCGTGCGGTTGAGGCGCCGGGTCGGCCGCGTGGTCGCGGTCGAGTAGGTCCAGTCGTCTCCTTCGATCGCGCCCGCGGTGCTGGTTGCGGCGAGCGTGTCGGTCAGCCACTCGTGCACAACGTGCTGCGCACGAACCTTCGGAGCCTGCGTCACCCACGGGGTGTCGTAGGGATCGATGTTCGTGATGAGATCCAGAAGGTCTTCGCGGTTGGCCCCGGCGCCTGCCAGGAATCCAAATCCGTAGACCCCAAAATTACCAGGTGCGGTCATCCTTGACCCTTTCCCCTACTAGAGGCCCCCTGGCCCCTAGATCTTGCCGTCGACCCCGAAGACCGACGGGTAATCACGCTCCAGCACAGCACCGATCGTGCTCTTCCAGAGCTGCTGCGGATATCCGGCCTTCGCCAGATCGAGCAGATTTCCGAACTTCTCATCGGAGATCTGATTCGGCGAGAACCATTCATCCTGCGTCCGCGTATCGGCCGCTGTGGCCCGCGTGACGGCGGCATCCGCCTTGGCGGCCTGCGCCTTCTCGACGCGCTCTGCGTTGCGCTCCGTCAGGTCCTGCGCCTTCGCCACTTGATTCTCACGTTCGAAATGGAGCCATGCGAGCTCTCGGGCGAGAAGAAACTCGCCCGCGCTCTCCGCCTTCGTCACCTTTTCCAGGAGCTCGGGCTGGCCCTGAACGAACTGTGAGAGCTTGTCGAAGTTGTCCCCATACTCCGGATACTTCGAAAGGATCTGTCGATCGGCTTCCATCTTCTTCACCGCGGGCTCGAACATCTTCGTCACCGTTTGCTGTGACAGTTGCTCGATCGCGCTCCGCAGTGCAGCCTTGGGCACACCGAAATTCTCCAGCTCTTCGAGTGGATCGCTCACGGGCTCCGGAGTCGCTGTCGACTTCGACAGCAGCGGCTCCATCGCCTTCACGCGATCCCAACCTTCGCTGGCCCACTTTCGGGTTTCGGCAATCCCCTTGATCGCATCCTCACGGGTCTTGTAGCTCCCGGGGATGAACCACTCCTCTTCCTTCGCAGCTTCCGGAGCCTTTTCCACCTTGTCGGCTGCGGGCGCGGGCGGGGCGGGACTGCCACCCTCCGATCGCACATCAACCTGCGGAGGATTCAGTGGCTGTCCAGACTTCCACCGATCTCCGCCCGTCTCGCCGAGAGCCTCCTCGCCGATCGCGTTCAGCAATCCGCGCGCGAGACCTTCGACCTCGTTATCCTCCACTGCCATTTGTCAGCCCCTCCGCCCTGGGGGGACTACCCCCAAAGAGCCTCTGGTTCTGTGTTTCACTACCGGCGACATCCCGTGCCTCTTCATGGGCCAGGATCGCCGCCGCGTTCATCTCCTGGTCCGGCCATTCGATAGCCCACTTCAGCGCAGCGATCGCACCCCGGAGATAGTCATCCGGGAAGTCCCCCCGCGTCTTGGAGCTAGGTTCGAGCAACAGCGCGTAGTATTCCTTTACCTTCTCCGCAATCCGCGCCTTGTACAGCCCTTCCCACGCCGGGCACATCAGCATGAATCCGAGCTGTTCGTGTTCAGGTCTCACTGCACCTTGTTCCTTCGGATCATCTTTACCTCGGCCTGCTTCTTCCTCAGCGGCGAGTTCGCGTCCATCCGGACCATGCCTCGATCGACCAGTTTCCTTCCCTGCTCGATCACTTCCGGCGGCATCGACATGCTGCCTTCGCCTGAAGCGAGGATGTCTTCCATATCGGGCATGTCGCCAAGCCGAGCACGCAGGCTCTTCTTCATCAGGTCTGAGAACCCCCGCGTGAACCTGTTCCCTTGTTTGCGCTTTAGGTCAGCAACCAAGTCCTTCAGGTGTTTCTCATTCCCCTCTGTAAGCGCATTTCGGACAGCCGCTCGATCGATAGGGCTCGGTCTCATGCCGCAACCCCCTGTCCGGCATAGGTCGGAAGGTAGGTTCCCACCTGGTTCGGTGTGCCTGGGACCTCCGACCCCTGGTCCTCGGGAGCCTGGCCGCCGCCTTGCTGCGCGGCCATCATGGCCTGCATCTGCGCGGGCGTTGCGACGAGCTCGTTCACGTTCTCCAGCTCGAATTCGCGGCACAGCTGGCGCATGAAGGGAATCCAGTTGATCGCGCTCGCCATCATCGGATTGCTGCCCATCGCCTGCATGAGGAAGGTGAGGTTCTGCTGGCGCTGCGTGCGGTTCAGCTGCGTCGTCGCACCCACCGCATGGGCCTCGTAGTTCGGAACGAGATCCCAGCCGGAGATGCTCTCCCGGGTCGTCACGGGGATCTGCTCGCCCGTCACGGGATCGGTGATCGCGTTCTCTCCCAGGATGAAGACCTCTCGATCGCTGGTCATGAACTGGCGGTTCGCATCGACCATCCAGTCGACCATGGGTTCGAGAAAGCTCTCCTCGAAGATCCGACTTTCCATCATGAGCCGCGTTGCGACAGCCTCACTCCGACCCAGGTATTCACGAGCGGTCTGGCCCTGCGATTGGCCTCCCATGACCGTGTCTTCCACGATCCCGCTGCCCTGTTGAATCCACCGCCAGACCTGCTCGGTCATCTGCCCGCCCATCTGCAAGCCCTGCAGGTTCGGAATGACAGGCACCACGTTCTCCGAGGGGTTGCCGTCCATCGGAATGAACTTCCCGGGCCGCATGAGAAGGTTTCGGGTCTGTAGACCACTGTTCTGGTTATAGAAAAACGCCGGATCGATGAAGATATCCAGCGCATCGAGCTGCTGGTTCGTAAACCGGTTCGCCACAATCTGGAGCTTCTTGGCGATCTCCGCCTTGCCGGGGGCGAAGAAGAAATGCGGGTCCGGCATGGGGCTATAGGCCATGATCGGCTTCTTCCCGTTCCAGAACGGATTCGGCCGGTTGCGCAGCAAATACTTCCCATTCGCCACCGTCAGGACCCGGTTCGGAATCCCATCTTTCGCAAGTTCGCTCGGAACCGTTCCCCACATGGTGAGCAGTTCGACCGGCCTCGCATACTTCTCCCGCTGCCGGGCCTCGTCGTCGAAAACCGTCCGGCCCTGCGTGCGCCAGGTCTTGTAGTCGTCCCAGGTCGTGTAGCCTGCGACGCCATCGCGTTCCATCTCCCGGACGGGAGCGGAGTCGAACACACCTTTTCCATGAATATTCGGCAGGGCGAGCGCCCGGACATCATCCAGGTCCATGTACTCCCGGGTGATGACCCACTGCATATCGTCGATACACCGGAGACTCGGCTGCGGGAAGAAATCCAGACAGTCCAGAACCTTCCAATCCGGCCCATCGAACGTGCAGATCGTCTCGCGCTTCGCTGTCTCGATCATCCGGCCGGTGATCGGCATGGCCTGGACATCGATGACTTCCATTTCCTCTTCCCGATGGTTCCAGCCGAGCTGCGCGATGCCCGTGCCGTAGAGATCCGCGGAGAGGAAGAGCTCATATCCCTTCTTGAAGCTGCCGCAATCCTTCATCTGAGCCGAGATGAGGGATTCCCTCTTACGCGCGATCTTCGCGTCGTCCGGCCCATAGCCGAGAAATCGCATGATGGGCCACGTTCCGAAGGATGTTTGCGTCTTGCGGGCAACGTCGGACTGGATCGTGGAGAAAATCAGCGGGATGTGGACGCTGTTCTTGTGCGGGGCATAGCGCCCCGTCAGCGTTCCACGGTAAAGGTCGTAGAGCTGGGGAAATTCCTTACGAATCCCCGTGAAATAGGACTCGGATAGCTTCTGCCGGTCGATCACGAGGTTTTTCATCTGCTCTTCGAAGCCGCGGGATGTCGAATCGGCTTCGACTGTGGTTGCAGCCATCCGTGACATCCTCCGAGGGCCTTCCTTGGCCCGTTCGGCGACAGAGTAGGCCTGTCAACAACCGTTTACACTAGAATTCGCACATCAACGTCTCGTGTGGATGGTCTAGGGCTGCTGATAGACGCCGAAATCGGCCAA